CGCTCCTTGGAAGGACGCAAGGCACACGCCTTGTCCGTTTCACTCAGGGTCACGGTTGCCGGCTGGGCTGCTCCTTTTGACGCCTGCGACCTGGCCAGCCAATTGATGGACCTGGCGCTGGATAACCGTTGGGGCCTGCCGCCCGATCAATGCGATTTGCCCACGGCCATCGTCGCGGCACCGACTGCACTCACAGGTGCCGAAACGGACTACGACACATGGACAGTGTCCTTCTCCCAAAACCTCTATTTCGGCCCGTCGTTGCTCGAAGATCCCACAGGCACACCACTGTTTGCCCGCACCTGGGAAGTCTCGGACATCGACGATCCGAATCAATATCGTCCCCTGCAGGAGTAGTCCATGTTCGACGCATTGCTACGCATGCAACTGGGGCCGATCGTCGAGCGCCTGGCGGAAATGGAAGCCCAGCTCGAAGACCTGTATCGACGCGCGGAAAGTTTCTGTCGGATTGGCATATGCCAGGAGGTCGACGCCGCCAGCAATACCTGCAAGGTCAGTCACGGTGATCTGCTCAGCCCGGCCATCCGCTTTTTCAATCCCAGTGCCGGTGCGCAGAGCGAAACCCGCATCCCATCGGTGGGCGAACAATGCCTGCTGTTCAACTACGGCGGCGGGGAAGGAGGCGCGCAGTCCGTGGCTTTGTTCGGTCTCAACAGTAGCCTCTTTCCGTCCGTATCCAGCGTCGCTTCGCTGACCCGACGACGCCATCAGGACGGCACACAAAGCGACTACGACGACGCCAGCCACGTCTTCAACTGGGTTAATGGCCCAACCACACTCAGCGGCTCCCGCGAGCAGGTCGACGTCAATGTCGGCGCCGCCAGCCTGACAATGAACGCCCAGAGCATCACCCTGCAACTTGGCGCCGCCGGCTTAGTGCTGGATGCCGCAGGTGTGCATTTGAGCGGCCCGGTGGTGGATCACCAAGGCCGCGTGATCAGCAGTGCATAAGGATTTGCCATGATCGGAATCGATAGGAATACCGGCACAGCCGTCGACGACTGGCTGCAATTCGTCCAGCGCGCCACCCGAGCGCTGACCACCCCCGTGGGCACGCGCCAGAAGCGCCCCTTGTACGGCTCGATGATCCCGCAACTGCTCGGCCAGAACCTCGGCGACGACCTGTTGATCCTCGCCCAAAGCCACGCCGCGCAAGCTTTCTACAACACCCAGAACGGCATCGCCGACTTCCAGCCCCAGGTCATCGTCGCCACCCGCCAGGGCGCAGGTTTGTTGCTGCGTTTTGCCGGCACCTGGAAAAACCGCCAACAATCCTTCGAGGTCGTGACATGAGCATGTTGATCCCTGGCCAGAACCAACTGGCGGAACCGGCGATTATCGCGGTGGATGAGTTCGAGCCGTTGCTGGCCGAGTTCAAGGCGTTTGTCGTCGACTACGTCGCCATCCGTGCGCCGCAAAGCGCGGCCAAACTCAAGGTCAGCCTCGACAATGAAAGCGAACTGCTGACCTTGGCCCTGGAGGCATTTTGCGTACGCTTGCAAACCCACGAGCGCAAATACAATGCGCGCATCAAACAGATGCTGGCGTGGTGGGCCACCGGCAGCAACCTGGATGCGCGCCTGGCCGATATGGGCCTGGAGCGCCAGGTGCTGGACCCCGGCGACCCGGCTGCTTTCCCGCCGGTGCCGCCGACCCTGGAAAGCGACGACGATGCGCGCCTGCGCTATTACCTGGCGCCCCATGCGCCGGCGGCGGGGTCGCGCATGCAATATCGCCGCGAGGTATTCACCCTTGGCGAGCGGCCGTCGGTCAAGGTGCAGAGTGCGACACCGGGTGTGGTAACTGTCAGCTACAGCTTTGATCCGGACGGTTATGCCGCTCGGATCAAGGACGGCAATGGGCGGCGCACTGGCCCCGGCGAAGTGATGGTCACCGTGCTGTCCAGGGACGGCGATGGCAGCGCTTCCGCCGATTTGCTTGACGGCGTACGCCGACATTTCGCACGACCTGATGTACGACCGGAAACCGATCTCGTCACCGTCCAGGGCGCGCAGATTCAACGTTACAAAATCCGCGTGATAGCCAGGATCAATGCCGGCCCGGATTCGGGCTTGACCCAACTGGCGGCGCAGCAACTGCTGCAAACCTACGCCGACTCCTGTCACCGCCTGGAAGGCCGAGTGGATCCGAGCTGGATCGACTACGCCATCCACAGCGCCGGTGCCGCGCAACTGCAGATTCTCGAACCGCTGGAACCGATCATCAGCACGGCGTTCCAGGCCCCGTATTGCACGGGCGTCGAGGTGGAGGTACGCACGCTATGAGCGAACCCAAAGCGAGCCTGTTGCCCGCCAACAGTTCACCGCTGGAGAAGGCCCTGGACTTGGGTTTCGGCCACTTGCTGGAACGGGTCATGCCGCCGTTTCCCGAGCTGATGAACCCGGATCGCACACCGGCGGCATTCTTGCCCTACCTGGCGGCAGATCGCGCGGTCAACGAATGGAGCACCACGGCCCCCGAGGCCGAGAAACGCCTGACCATCAAACTCGCCTGGCCCACCGCACGCCAGGCCGGTACTCGCCAGGCCCTGGAAAACGCCGCCAAGGGCCTGCAACTCAGCCCCGAAGTGCGCGCCTGGCACGAGCAGAAACCGCCGGGCGTGCCCTACAGCTTTGCCGTACGGGCCTGGACCGAATTGCCTTACAGCGAAGTGATCGACGCCCGACTCGACCGCCGCCTGGCCGACGCCAAAAGCGAGCGCGACATCCTGTCGATCTCGGTGGGCCTGAGTGCATCGGGCCGCCACTTCCTCGGCGCGGCGACGCTGTGCGGCGAACTGACGACGATCTATCCCCGCGTTCTGGCCGGGGTCGAGGCCTCGGGTCGCGCCTTTGTGGCGGCCGCTCTCTACAGCGTCGAAACCACCACCCTTTATCCACAGGAGCACTAAATGGCTGACTATTACACCCTGCTCACGAACGCGGGGATTGCCTACGAAACTGCCTGCAAGGCGGCGGGCATCCCCATCAAACTGGCGCAGATCTCCGTCGGCGACGGCAACGGCGCCGTCTACAACCCCGACGCCAGCGCCCAGGCCCTTAAACGCGAAGTCTGGCGTGGGCCGTTGAACGCGCTGTTCCAAGACGAAAAAAACGCTAACTGGCTGATGGCCGAAGTCACCATTCCGTCGGATGTCGGCGGTTGGTATGTACGCGAAGCCGGGCTGTGGACGGATACCGGGATCTTGTATGCCGTCGTTAAATATCCGGAGTCGTATAAGCCGGTGTTGGCGACGTCGGGGTCGGGGAAAGAGTTTTATATCCGCTCGATCTTTGAGACGAGTAATGCTGCGATCGTGACGTTATTGATTGATGACACGGTGGTGAAGGCGACTCGGGCTTGGGTGACGGATTACCTGGCGCAGCAGTTGGCGAAGGGGACATATTCCAAGGCTGAGATTGAGGCCTTGATTGCCAAGGCTTCGGCGTTGCCGGTGGGATCGGTGATTGCGTTTCCTATGGACAAGGTCCCGCCGGGTTTCTTCGAGTTAGATGGGAGTGTAAAGAGTGCTGCTGTTTATCCAGACTTGGCAGCGTTCCTCGGTGGCTCCTTTAACAAAGGTGATGAAGGCATTGGAAATTTCCGATTGCCGGAGTCGCGTGGTGAATTTTTGCGTGGCTGGGATCATGGGCGCGGCGTAGATCCGAATCGCGCACTTGGAGGCTGGCAAAAAGGGACGGTAGTTACTCATGACTCGGATCGTGGGGCAGCCTTGACGCCCATTGTTATTGGAGCAGCGCTTTCAGGAGGCGCTTCGGGTAGCGAGGCTATTGGTGCTGATTCTTATCAATTTCAGGCTAGTAACTATATGTTGCAATCTGCTTGGGCAGGTTCTCCGTCACCCGTTGCATCGGTGGATACATATTTGGGGGTGGTGCGCCCTCGTAACCTGTCCGTTATGTGGTGCATCAAAGCCTGGAATGCGCCTATTAATCAAGGAAGTATTGATGTTGCTGCACTTGCCTTACATTCCAGTCAGGCAACGGAAAGCAATCAGGGAACGGCCAAGGTCGCCTCTCAAATTCAAGTCGAACAAGGGAGTGATGACGAAACGATCATCACGCCTAAAAAGCTGCGAGCGGGCTTTCGAGTTTCCCTGGGAGTCAATGGATATATCTATTTCCCTAGTTGGATGGGGGGGCTTGTTTGGCAGTGGGGTAACAGGAGCTTCACTTCCGGTGCTTCCGTATCATTTGCTCTCCCTTTTCCTGTAGAGGCGCTTACGGCTTGGGCGATACCCAATTCAATTGTAGGTGGTAGCCCAAGCGCGGTAGCCCCCAATGTCCAGTCGTTGACGCCTACTGCGATGATCCTTAGCTGGTCCGCAGGCGGAACATATAATTTTTTCTGGTTTGCATTAGGGCGTTGATATGTCAGATATCTATGGTGTTTTTGATAGTGAAGGTGTGTTTCAACGGCTGCTTATTTCGGGAGTGCATGTCATTCCGGAGCATGCAGTAAAACTGGACAATGACCTCGCTTCTCGGATTCTCCAGGGGCCTGACTCGATTTGGCGAGTCGACGAATCTGGCCTCATCGTTGAAGTCAAGGCTGACCGCGCTACGTTGACTCGTGAGCAGGTCGAAATTTTGCGTTTGCGTGCGTACGCTGATCCACTGAGCGGCTCTGATCGATACTTTGCTGAAGCACAGCGCATGCAGGTTATGAATGAACCCGATTGGGAGGCTGCCCGTGCTGCGGGTGTTGCTCGTTTTGAAGAAATTCAAACCCAATTTCCTTGGATTCCACCTACTGTTGATCCGCTTGAATAAACGCCCCGAATACTGGGCGTTTTCTTTCCACCCCCTTGTCCATAACCCAAACCGCCTCCCGCGGTTTTTTTTCGCCTGGAGTTTCTCTCTTATGCCCACCCGCCAAACCTACACCGTCCTCATCCCATTCCCCACCGGCGCCGGCCATTGGTCCTCCGTCGGCCAGGAGTTGGACTTGCTGGACGTCGAAGCAACCGCCCTGCGCACCGCTGGACGTCTGGAACTCACCAGCGTCTTCAACGCAACCCCGGCCAAAAAGGCCGCCACCAAGAAGGCTGACTGATCATGGCTGAGGTTTTGAACTTCGAGCACAACGGCATCACCGTCAACGCGACTGAATCCCCCGAGGCCATGGGTGGCCTTGGTGACAATGTGATCGGCCTGGTCGGTACTGCGCCGAACGCCCATGGGTCGATTCCGAAAAACGCCCCGTTCCGTATCAACAGCTTCACCACCCAGGCGCTGCTGGACCCGACCGGCGCCGAGACCGGTACGTTGTTCCACGCGGTGTACCAGATCCTCAAAGTGGTGAAGGTGCCGGTCTACGTGGTGATCGTGGAGGAGGGCGCTACCCCGGCTGACACGATCAATAACGTGATCGGCGGCGACGAGCCGGTCACCGGCCGCAAACTGGGCCTGGCGGCATTGGCCAGCGTCCCCGAAGACCTGACCATCATCGGTGCCCCAGGCTTCACCGGCACCAAGGCCGTGGCAGGTGAGTTCGCGGCCTTCGGCAAGCGCGTCAAGGCCCGTGTGGTGCTGGATGGCAAGGACGCATCGGTCGCCGACCAGGTGACCTACAGCGGCGAACTGGGCGGTGCCGACCTCAGTTTCGACCGGTGCCTGCTGGTGCACAACATGCCGTCGGTGTACTCCAAGGCAGCGAAGAAAAACGTGTTCCTCGCGCCGTCGTCCCTGGCTATCGCCGCGTTGGCCAAGGTCAAGCAGTGGGAAAGCCCAGGCAACCAGGTGACGTTCGCCGAGGACGTTTCCCGTGTGGTCGAGTACAACATCCTCGACACCTCCACCGAAGGCGACCTGCTCAACCGCTACGGCGTGAGCTACTACGCCCGCATCATCCTCGGCGGTTTCTCGCTGCTGGGTAACCGCTCCATCACCGGCAAGTTCATCAGTTACGTCGGCCTGGAAGATGCGATCAGCCGCAAGCTGGTCAAGGCCGGCCAGAAAGCCATGGCCAAGAACCTCACCAAGTCCTTTATGGATCAGGAGGTCAAGCGCATCAACGACTGGCTGCAAACCCTGGTCGCCGACGAAACCATCCCCGGTGGCAGCGTGTACCTGCACCCGGAATTGAACAGCGTCGAGAAGTACAAGAACGGCACCTGGTTCATCGTCATCGACTACGGCCGCTACGCGCCGAACGAACATATGGTTTATCAACTCAACGCCCGCGATGAAATCATCGAGCAGTTCCTGGAGGACGTTCTCTAATGTTTACCAATCGAATCAGACAGGCCATTGCGGCCACCCTTCAAGGCTTGCCGTTGTCCGCGACGGTCAACTCGTTCACGCCACCGAAGATCGACTTCGATATGGAGTCGATGACCGGCGGACGCTTTATCGGCGAAGAAATGGCCAAGAGCGCCAAGGTGTTGAACGCGATCCTGGAGCTGCAAGGCGCAGGTCCGGAAATCATGCTTGCCCTGGGCGTAACCCTGGGTGAGGACATCCTGCTCAATGTCCGTGAAGCCGGCCAGGACCAGGACGGCAGGACGTATTTCACCTACCACACCGTTGGCGGCAAGCTGAAGTCTCTGAGCGAGACCGCGCTGAAGATGGGTGAGAAACCCACCACCACCCTGGAGCTGTCCTGCCGCACCTATAACCGCCTGGAAAACGGCATCTCGGTGATCGACATCGACGTGCGTACCCAGAAGTTCGTGCTCAACGGCGTCGACATCCTCGGCGATGCGCGCCGCGCCGTGCTGATGCCTTGACCCATGGGGGCGGGCCTGCTCGCCCCCCCACTTATCCAAGGAATTGCCCCATGGCCTGGATGCCACCGCTGCACATTCTGCTGTCCCCGATCACCGCCGACACTGGCGCGACGATCGAGCAGATTCAACTCAAGCCGCTGTACTACGCCGCGCAAAAAGATGCGCTGGCCCGGGCCGGTGACGACGAGGACGATCAGTTCTTTGAACTGGCGAAACTCGCCACCGGCCTGTCGGAAAAAGAACTCGACCAACTCAAGCGCCCGGACTACGTGACCATCGCTCAATACGTACACGAGATGTCGACACGTCCTGCGTCGTTCTTCCTCGACGAGTCCCACCCATCCCCCCACGACCAGCCCGTGTCACTGCTGCTCCCCCTCGACGCCGCCGGTCGTTCCCTGACCGCGCTGGCCCTGGAAATGCCCGCTCTGCGCGCCACCAAAGTGATGAAAAAACTCGCCACCAACAAAGAGCGCGCCGAGTTCATCACCGCCCACTGCACCGGCCTGATGATCCCCGACCTCGCCAGCCTGACCGTGCCCGACTGGACTGAACTGCAGGAGCGCATCGACGATTTTTTAAATCAACCGGCGGCCTTCTTTCGCAACGCGACATCGACGTGATCCTCGATGTGGTGCCGCTGGTGTATTCGGTGAATGAAGCGGAGATCCTCGATTGGGACGCCGCAAAAGCATTGCGCCGCTATGACATTGCGATCACTCGCCTTGGCATCAAACAGGAGTAGAGCGGGATGCAAGAGACTCAATATGGGATCAAGCTCGCCCGGGAAGACTTGCGCTGGATGTTCGGCGAGGCGGATCTGGGCAATGCGCTGGCCCCGTTTTCCGCAAGCGCTGCGGCGCCTGTAAGCCTGGCGGCGGCATCGGATCCGCAGTTTGCGCTCGGCCCAGCGTTGGCCACGCTCAGTGTGGATATCAACACCTTGACGCAGGAGCAAGTGCGCTTGCGTGAAACGTTGGAGACGCTCAACAGTTCGTTTTCCAACCCGAGTCGTTCGATCAAAGCCCCAGACCCCGAAGCCGATGCCCCACTGGTCCAGGCGTTCAAATGGGCGGGGGAAGGCTTGGCAGACTCGGCCAGGACCAAGGTTTCGGACAAGGTCATTGAGGGGACGCTTGGCCGGATTCCGGTTGTCGGTGCGCTGTTCAAAGCAGACAGCAAAGGTAACGACGCGTGTTGCGCGGGCATCAGCGAAACCTTGCGCGGACGCGAGCGTTTTGCTCCACGCAACACCGCCGCGAAGAGGCGTGCTCGGCCATCAAGGGGGGCCACCTCAAAAAAAACCTCTGGTTCCGGTAACAAAACCATGGGGTTTACTGCTACGGCCCGCAGGCTTGGCCCCCTGAAATATGCCGCTGTCGCCATGGACGTGATCCACGGCGCACGCAACGGCGACGCAAAAGCCATCGGCACAGGGCTGAGCACCGCAGGGGCAGCCTGGGCCGGCGCTTCCGCCGGAGCCGCCATCGGTACGCTGATTTTCCCCGGCGTCGGCACTGCCGTCGGCGGTGCAATCGGAGGCTTGCTCGGCAGCGAGGCGGGCGCATGGCTAGGTGACAAACTGTTCGGCTCAACCGATCGCCTCCCCGCTCCTGGCGCCGTGAGCAAAGAGTTCAACAGCGCCCGGACGGACAACGCCCAAATCACGATTGCCCCGAGTATTCAGATCACCGGGGTCAACCCGGCCGACGCTCAACAGGTCGTCAACCAGGTGATCCAGGCCCTGCAATTTCAGTGCATGCCGATGGTCACGGACAGTCTGGGCATCCGGCGCAACGCGGCCCTGGCCGACTCTGGAGGTGATTGATGCGACAACAAATGGTGTTGGGCGATTTTATATTCGGTCTGTCCCGGGGCTTTGCCTACTCCTCGTTGACCCGCAATAGCGATGGCGGCTGGGCAGACTTGGCGATTATCGCCAGCAAGCCCCAGTCGCGGCAGAACGGGCAGAAATCTGAAAAACTCACCTTCAGCGGAATGGCCATGTACGCCGAGGGTATGCAGCGGCTGGATGAACTGCGCGCCTTGCAGAACCTGCGGGTGCCGTTGCCTCTGGTCGACGGCATCGGCCGTAACTGGGGCCTTTGGCGGATCAATGCGGTGGCGGAAACCCAGAGCAGCGTGATTGATGACGGCACTGCCATGGTGGTTGCCTGGACCCTGGAACTCGAGGAGTTCACCAATGCGTAGAGTGCGAAGTATCTCCGGTGATTCGGTGAACCTGCTGCTGTACCGCGAGTTGGATCGTTGCGATGACGCAGCGGAAGAAAACCTTTGGCGCTTGAACCCCGCGCTTGCCGAGTACGGCCCGGTACTCCCGGCTGGCGTATGGGTGATCGTGCCCGAAATGCAATCGCACCCGACGGCGGTGCGCCCCGTTCTGGCGTGGGATTAAGGAGGCGGCATGGCACAGGGATTTACCCCCATTGTCGAGTTTTACGGCGCCAACGCGGCGTTGCTCAATCAGCGCATCATGCACTGGCGCCACACTGATGCGGCGGGTATCGAGTCTGATCGGCTGGAGCTGACCCTCAATATCGAGGGGCTTGAAGGCTTGCCCAGCATGAGCGGCAAGATCGGCTTGCGTGTCGGTTATAAAGAGTCGGGGTTGGTGGAAAAAGGCGAATTCGCGATCACCCAACGAACCCCCGTCCTGTTTCCCATGCGCTTGATGATTGTGGCGACGGCTGCCCCTTTCAGCATGGTGGACCCCAGCGGCTACCGCCAGCGTCGATCCGCCAGTTACGGGCCGACGACCCTGGGGGCGCTGTTTCGCCAGATGGTCGAGCGCCACGGTTTTTCTGCGCGGGTGGCGCCCGCCCTGGAGGGGATTGCGATTGCCCATATCGATCAATCCAACGAGAGCGATATGGCGTTCATCACCCGTCTGGCCAAGCGTTATTGCGCGGTCACCAAACCGTTCAACGAGCTGTACGTGCTGGCTGAGGCCGGGCAAGTCAAGACGCTGTCCCTCAAGCAGTTGCCGGAGGTGAAGTTGTCCGTGACCCTAGACAACCGCCCCGGTGACAGAGCCTTTATCACCGCCACGCTCAACGAAAATACACGTTCAAAGTACCAAGGCAGCCGCGTCACCTGGTGGGATGTGGCAGCGGGCCGCCAGCGTGTGGTTCAGGTGGGCGTTGCGCCATTCAAGACCTTGCGCCAGCGCTGTCAGAACGAGGCGGAAGCCCGCGCCGTCGCCGAAGCCGAATTACGCCGCGCGGGGCGTGAAGGCTTGGAGCTGTTGATCGATTGCCCCGGCAATCCGCTGCTGTCTGCCGAAGGGCTGTTGCGGCTGGACGAGACGTGGCCGTCGTATATGCAGGGGCGCTGGTCAATTACCAAAGTGGTGAATGTGGGCGATCCGGTGACGGGGTATCGCAGTTCGATCACGGCGGGTGGGTTGTCGACATAGGGTTTTTTCAGGATGAAACCGATGGTGATCACACTGCCTCAACTGACTCAAATCATGCCGGGAGCCAGCCTTAAGGCGGGTGTTTTTTTGCCCACTTTAAATCTGGCGTTTGCGCGCTACGGGATTAACAGCCCACGGCGCGCTGCAGCCTTCCTCGCCCAAGTCGGCCACGAATCCGCCGAACTGCGCTACGTGCGCGAACTGGGCAGTGATCAGTACCTGAGCAAATATGACACGGGTGTGTTGGCCGCTCGCTTGGGCAATACCGTCGAGGCCGATGGCGACGGTCAGAAGTACCGGGGCAGGGGCCTGATCCAGATCACCGGCCGTCGCAACTACCAGGCGTGCAGTCAGGCGCTGTTCGGTGATGACCGGTTGTTGCAGCGGCCGGAACTGCTGGAGCAACCGCAATGGGCATGTGAGTCCGCCGCCTGGTTCTGGCAGAGTAATGGCCTCAATGAACTGGCCGACAAGGATCAGTTCAGCGTTATCACGCGGCGCATCAACGGTGGGCTGAATGGGCTGGAGGATCGCTTGCGGCTATGGGCGCGGGCTAAGGCGGTGCTATGCGTTGCCTAGGCGCATTCCGTGTCGTCGGTATTTGTCTGCTGATGGCGGCTATGAACGGCAGGCCCTGGAGCAGCAGCTCGGCGCCATCGATTTGCATGGCCGGTGGGCTCCTGTAGGGTAGGCAAATGCCCGCCCACTCCAGGAGACGACCGTGAAGGAAATCACCCAACTTGCCGCTGAACTGGGTCGCCGTCTACAGGTGCTCAATGCCCATGTCACTACCGCCGAATCCTGTACCGGCGGCGGTATCGCCGAAGCCATCACGCGCATACCGGGCAGTTCGGCCTGGTTCGAGGCAGGATATGTCACCTATTCCAATCGGCAGAAGACTCGCCAATTGAATGTCCCCGAAGAACTGTTCGGCAAAGTCGGAGCCGTCAGCCGTGAGGTGGTGGAGGCCATGGTCCGGGGTGCTCAGGAAAAAAGCCTGGCGCGTTTCGCCGTGGCGGTCAGCGGTGTAGCCGGCCCCGATGGCGGTTCGCCGGACAAGCCGGTGGGCACGGTATGGCTCGCGTTCGGCGTGGGTGACAAGGTCACGGCCGAGCGCCAGCACTTCTCGGGCAACCGCGACGAGGTCCGCCGACAAACGGTAACGGCCGCCCTAGAGGGCTTGTTGCGACGAGCTGCAGCAGAAATAGAAAATCAGGGGTAGGCGATCTCCGATCTTTGTGGAACAATACTGTCTACTTATACAGGTGTTGGCCGCCAGGCCTTATTGATTACGTGAGGACTTTAATGGACGACAACAAGAAGAAAGCCTTGGCTGCGGCCCTGGGTCAGATCGAACGTCAATTCGGCAAGGGTGCCGTAATGCGTATGGGCGATCACGACCGTCAGGCGATCCCGGCTATTTCCACTGGCTCTCTGGGTCTGGACATCGCGCTCGGCATTGGCGGCCTGCCAAAAGGCCGTATCGTTGAAATCTACGGTCCTGAATCTTCCGGTAAAACCACCCTGACACTGTCGGTGATCGCCCAGGCGCAAAAAATGGGCGCCACCTGTGCGTTCGTCGACGCCGAGCACGCCCTGGACCCTGAATACGCCGGCAAGCTGGGCGTCAACGTTGACGACCTGCTGGTTTCCCAGCCGGACACTGGCGAGCAAGCTCTGGAAATCACCGACATGCTGGTGCGTTCCAACGCTATCGACGTGATCGTGGTCGACTCCGTGGCGGCCCTGGTACCGAAGGCTGAAATCGAAGGCGAAANNGGTAACATCAAGAACGCCAACTGCCTGGTGATCTTCATCAACCAGATCCGTATGAAGATCGGCGTGATGTTCGGCAGCCCGGAAACAACCACCGGTGGTAACGCGCTCAAGTTCTACGCTTCGGTCCGTCTGGATATCCGCCGTACCGGCGCGGTGAAGGAAGGTGACGAGGTTGTGGGTAGCGAAACCCGCGTTAAAGTCGTGAAGAACAAAGTGGCTCCGCCTTTCCGTCAGGCTGAGTTCCAGATTCTTTACGGCAAGGGTATCTACCTGAATGGCGAGATGATCGACCTGGGCGTATTGCACGGTTTTGTCGAGAAGTCCGGTGCCTGGTATGCCTACAACGGCAGCAAGATCGGTCAAGGCAAAGCCAACTCGGCTAAGTTCCTGGCGGATAACCCGGATATCGCCGCCGCGCTTGAGAAGCAGATTCGCGACAAGCTGTTGACTCCGGCACCAGATGTGAAGGCTACCGCCAACCGTGAACCGGTTGAAGAAGTGGAAGAAGCCGACACTGATATCTGA